CTGAAAAACCTGTACCACCTGGTAAAGTAACACTATCAAATAAAACTATATCACCTACATTTATTCCATTTGCTGCTGAAGTTGTTATCGTAACTGTTGTCGTAGAATTTGTTGAAAGGGTTGCACCAGTAATACTAGTTTTTAAAGGTGTAACATCAAAAAGCTGTCCTGCAAATTATACTATTAAAAATTTATCTGTGCCGATAGCTACATATCTATTACCATCGTTATCAACAAAAGGTAACATCTTTCTAGCTACACCAACTATTGTATCTGTTAATAGAGATTGCCAACCACCCACTTTTTCAGGAAGACCATATCTAAATCTTACATTGTCAGAATCAACCCAACGACCTTCAGCGCCAACAGCTGTGTCTTGTTTATCAATTCCAGGTGCAAATTTAATTTTGGTTAGAGCCATATGTTAGCTCCTATGCTGTGTTTGTTTTGAAAGCCCAACCTCTAGTAGCATCTATATAAACTAAAGTAATAGCTTGTCCATTTGTATTTAAAACTAAATTAGATGTTCCTGTATTTATAGGTTGACCATTTCTATCAATGGTTAAGTTATTAGATGCAAATGTACCTCTAGTATCAATGATGGTAATTTCATCACCCACTGCTGGAGATGAAGGTAAATCAATTTCTATTGGGTTAGCTGTTGTGTTAGCGAATATTTGTGCTCCTGCTACAGCTGCATAGGGTGAGTTAGAATCAGTTATAGTTGCATAACCTTTTTCTATAATTCTTGTTGTTGTGTTTGTACCATCAGAAACACAAAGTAAATTTGCTCCTGGAGGCACAGGTTGAGATGTGCCACTAGCTGTTAAAACACTTAAAGTTCTATTTGATGTTCCTCTAACTGTTTCATCACTTATGATCCAAACTCTTTCAGAACCAGCTGGCATTGTTAAAGTTCTGTTACCAGCTAAAGTTCCAGATAGTTTTAAATAAAAGTTTTTACCATTTGATGTTGCACCATCTGATAAAAGTAAAGTTACACTTGCACCAGCCATATCAATTTCTTGATAACCACTAGCGCTTTGTTCTAAAATTTGTAAGTTAGTATTTGTGATAGTACCCCAAAGACCAGCTTTCTCTCCGGTTGCTACTATTTCTAATTTTAAATCTGATGAATACGTTGATGCCATAATTTTAACTTGGATCTATTGGTGTCCAAACCATATTTGCTCCCGGAATGATATCATTCCATGTAATTATACCTACGTCATTTGTAGCCAACGTTAATGGTGAACCATTAGGTTGTACAAGTGCCGTTCCTGTTACTGTAACATTTCCAGTCGCTAACGTCAATGGATTTGCTGTGACTGTTGCATTTGCATCAGCTGTAACTGTAATTGTACCAATACCTAGTGTTAATGGGTTAGCCGTTAAAGCTAGATTAGCTTTACCTGTAATAGTTAAAGTACCAAAACCTAAACTTAATGGATTAGGAGTTGCATCTTCCGTAATAGCATCTGCTATAACACCTACACTTCCAATAGAAAGTGTTAATTGGTTTGCTGCTACAGAAACAGAAACCGCATTATCGGGTCCTGATGTAGCGAACGGTAATGCTGATATTGCGTCAAATCCTAAACTCATAAATAATCCTTAAAAGGAGGCTGTAGGTATGGTGGAGTACAGCCCCCATTTAAAGATTATATTACTTTTTAAACCAACTTGGAAGTCCTAAATGAGGTCTTGTATCATTTATGTTTTTATCCGCATCTTTAGATTTTTGATCATTATAGTGCAGAAAAACTTGAGCACAGTTATCTCCTTTAAATTCTTCTCTCCAATGTTCTAATTCCATACCTCTATAAACTAACATATCACCAGGTTTTAGATTAACTAAAATACCTTTGTTATTACTAGAATATGTTAATTTTTTACCATCTGGTGCACCTACATTTTTCTTTGGTTCTAAATGTATTGGCCAAGAATCACCACCTAGATTAAGTGTTGTAGATATTTCACAACTAAATCTATCTTTGTGTCTTTCCAAGATGTCACCAGCTTTATATATTCTAGCATAAGAATAAGTTGGATTTAATTTAAGTCCTGTTTTCTTTTCCATAATAGGTAAAGTTCTCATCAATAATGTTTCCATAGCTACATCTGCATAATGAGAATAAGTATTTTTAACTTGTGGATCTGACCACGTTCCCCATTCTGTTGTAAATTGAGAGATATATCTTTGATCAAATAAAGTTCTAGCAACAGTTCTTTTAAGTAAAAAGTAATTGTACACAAATTCAGCTATGTCTTTAGGTACAGCTTCTTTAATAACTATATATTTATTTTTTTTGAAGCTCATTTAATACTCTTTTCTTTTGATATTGCTGTTTCAACAACTTTAATATTCCAATGTATAAATCTAAATGGTTCTATTCCAGCATCTACTGCAAACTCGTGTGGAACATAACCTGGAAATATAATCATCGTTCCTGGTTTAGGTTTGTAATGCACTTGACTTGTACCCAGTGTAATTTGTGATTGATCTTTTGAAGGTAACTTTGTCATCTCTGCACCAGGTCTTGGTTCATGAAAAATAGGGTAAGATGTTTTATCACTACATTTTAAAAAATAAAATCCTGATACATGTTGATTCCAATGTTGATGTGTAGCATGATGGCCACCACCTCTTTTACTAAATTCTTGTACCCAAAATTCTGTAAAGTGTAAGCTATGATTTTGTAAATTAAATCCTTGCCAATCTAAAAACTCAAAGGATCGTTGACCAATGAACTCTACTAGATCTTTAGCTTTAGGATCTTGTGGAAAACTTTCACTGTGATTTGATAAACCAAAATCTCCTATATCTTTTTTCCATTTAGGTTCATTTTTCATTTTATCTTTTAATAATTTCTCACCTTTTTTCAAATATTTATCTGTTAGATTAATTGCGTTTTTTAAAAACATTGGAGCTTCTGCAATCCAAATTGGTGTTTGAAAATAAAACGCAGCTTTAAAATCTACGTGTCCTTTTGGTTTTTGTGGTGTACTACTGCCACCTTGTTTTATATCATTCATATTATTTAAATGGATAACCTAGATTCCATATTACTAGACTATTCCTTTCTCCTTTAGTTACGGGTTTAACTCTATGCCATACAAATGAAGGAAACACAACCAAAGAGCCTTTTGGTAATATTTCAGTACACGCTCTAATGTTAGGTTTTTTATCAGGATCTAAATTCCTAAAGTCAAACTCTAACTCTCCACCTTTGTATTCTTTTGGATCTGTTAACGTTACCGTTACAGATAGTTTTCTTATCTTTCCGTTTGTTGGTCCTTGATGAGGATAAGGTTTATCCCAACTATCACAGTGCCAATCATAATACTGACCTTTTTTATATATTGTAAACTGACAAGATTCAGAATGATCCCATTCAAAGTTCCAACCTGCATTTTGATTTGCTTGATGTACATAAGGTTGTATTTCTTTGTATATCCATCTATCGTTCATCCAAACAATATTTGAATCTCTTTTCTTTTGTAAATCTTTTACTTCTTCTTTAGTAAGAGGTTGTTTTTTTAAATCTCTATCTCTACCATAACCACCTGTGATGGCTATTTCTTCTCTTTCTTTTTCTGCTTTACCATATTGAACAATCATATCACAAATTCTTGGTGGTATTGCAGATTCAAAGTACCAGTAATGATTAGATATATTCATAGTTAATTGTTAAAATTATATTTAAGCCATTAGAAGTATTAGGTGAAAAAGAATACTTATTAGTAGCTGGAAACATTATAAAGTGATTATCTTTTATAGGTAAATGCCAAGTTCTATTTTTTCTTCTGTTATCATCGTATTCAATAATACATTCTGAAGAACCTTCTTTAACATCTATACCATAAATAAGAGTGTAGTCTGGTGAATTAAGTAGATCAACTGGATCAACTTGATGTCTTGTCCAAGACTTTTCTTTAGGATGCATAACATTGCCGTGCATATTTTTTTGCACTAAAGTTCTATCATACTCAACTCTCCAATGATCTCTAACGTAATCTTGCATCCATTGTAAAGGTTGAGAATAAGGCACAACATAATCATCAAAAGCATAGGTTTGTGGATTAGTGTTGATTCTGTTTTGTTTTACGTAAGATTCTATAAGATCGTTTCTTATTTTATCACGGTCAATCTCAAAGCCTTTAGGCATTTGAATTTCGCCTGTATAAAGATCTACTTCTGTTAATACTTTCTTATGCATACCTATCTAGTATGTAATAAACTCTAATTAAAATGTCAAATGAATTAGGCTTTTATATCTTCTATATCCCAAGATTGACCAGACTCATTCCAGTTATATATCCAATGATGAGTTACAGCATCATTTTGAGATTGTTGTTCAGCTGTTAATGCTGGTGCATCACCTATTGGTGATTTCCAACTAGCTGTAGGAACATCTAATATCCAACTAGCGTAAGGTTTTTTAGCAATGAAAATATCGTTATCTTCATCATAAGTCATACCTATACCTGCGTAGTTACCTCTTAAAGGTGTTCCGCCTTCTTTATGTTGTCCACCAGATGTATTGTAAGATGTTTTTTTCCATAAAGGCCAGCTATGGATTCTTTCCATAAACTGTCTTCCTACTTCTTCATCTTCAACACCACTAGCGTTTTGACAATCAGCATCAGCTACAACTTCTACTCCTATAACTTTACTGTTTATTCCTAGTTTTGCGTAATGTGCCATAATGTTTCTCCTTATATCTTATTTGTTAATCTATTTCAATTATTGAAATTTATATCTTATTATTACTATACCTGATCCACCTGCCATACCAGAACCTCCTGCACCTCCACCTGCATTAGCTGTACCATTTGTTCCATTTCCAGGAGCGGGGGGTGCTGAATTTGCATTTCCTCCACCACCATATCCACCTGAATTACCACTACCATTAGCATATCCTCCACCGCCTCCTCCACCACTATAATATCTTAATGAACCACTTGGTCCTGGTGCTCCTATTTGAGCTGCTGTATTAATTGCTGTTCCTGCGCCATCTCCTCCGGGTCCTCCACTTGGGCTTGATCCACTACCTCCTGCAGCACTTGCTCCACCGCCGCCTCCGGCTCCAAGAGCTGGAAAACCTGTACCGGCACCGCCTCCAGGTTGACCTTGTGCTGGACTAACTGCAGGAATATTTCCTGCACCACCTCCACCAGGAACATTACCACCGGCCCCACCACCTGAACCTCCTGAAACAACGGCAACTGATGGTGCACCACCAGATGCTCCTCCACCTGCACTTGTTATTGTACTAAAAATTGAAGTAGTTCCACTTGATCTTGAACAACCACCTGCTCCACCTGCTCCTACTGTAACTGGATATGTTGTTGCTGCTGCAATTGTTAAAGCTGAACAAGGTGTTGCAGCTAAAGGTGACGCTGTATATGGATCGGTAGAAAGTTTACCTTCTCTAAAACCTCCTCCACCTCCGCCACCACCGATATTTGGATATGATCCTCCACCGCCTGCAACTACTAAATAAGAAATTTTATTATTAGCTGGAGTAGGGGCTGTTGTAACTGCAAAACATGAAGTAGAAGTAAAAGTGTGAATTTTATAATCTCCACAAGTTGTTTCTGTTCCACCTGATGCTGTTATAAAACTAGGAACACCTGATACGTTTAAAGTAGCATCATTAACTTGTTTCCAACCTCTAGTACCATCTACATAAACTAATGTAATAGCTGCTCCTTGAGTAGATACTATACCATTAAAACAACCACCATTAATTTTAGAACTATTTCTACAAATAGTTAAAGCATTTGTTTGAAATGTAGAAGCGTAATCTGAAAATGCTACAATGTCGCCTGCACTTGGTGATGCTGGTAAAGTAACTGTAACTGCTCCTCCTGTTGTATTTATAAAATATCCGTTACCACTAACTGATGTTAATGGAGAAGTCTTGGCAGTCGTACACCAGTTAACTGTCCCTGTTCTACCAAATCCAGTTTGAGATGCACCTGAAGCTAATGAAACTGTTGCACCACATCTACCTAAAGTAACTGTAGTTGCATCTACTGTAACAGTTTTGCCCGCCCCACCACCGACTGTAGCTGTGCATCCTGATCTTTGTTCTAATTTATTTACTTTAATTGTACTCATAATTATTGAAACTTATATCTTATTATTACCACACCAGACCCACCTGTTCCACCCGTACAAGGTGCACTGCCAGAATATTGTGCGCCACCACCACCTGTGTTAGCTGTACCTTTACGCGGAAAATTTGGTGAAGGTATAGGATTACCTGTTCCCCAACTTGGGGCTCCACCACCTGCTCCTCCTGAAGCATAACTTGGATTAGGTTGACTTAAAGAATAAATACCACCGCCAGCTCCACCAGCAAAATATCTTAATGGTGCACTTGGTCCTGGAGTACCAGCAGCTGGATTAATCTGTGTTCCTGCTCCATCTCCACCATTTCCACCTCTAGGGCTAGTACCAGATGATCCGGATGCACTTGCTCCACCGCCGCCTCCGGCTCCAAGTTGAGGAAAAGTTGGACTGTTTGCTGGTCCACCATTTTGACCTTGAGGGGGACTTACTGGAGGTGTATTTCCTGATCCACCTGTTGCTGCGCCGTGAACACCACCACCACCTGAACCTCCTGGTTGACCTGCAGAACATGGAAATCTACCACCTCTACCACCTCCGGCAGAAGTTATTGTTGTAAAAGTTGAATTAGAACCATTGGTCTGACTAGGAAAAGGACCTGTAGTAGTTCCGCCTGCACCTACTGTAATTGGGTAAGTTTGAACTGATAATGTTATAGCTGAACAAGGTGTTGCAGCTAAAGGAGATGCTGTGTAAGGATCAGTAGAAAGTTTACCTTCTCTAAATCCACCGCCACCGCCTCCACCAGCAATGTTGTCACCACCTGATCCACCGCCTGCTACAACAAGATAAGATGCTTTATCATTTGCTGAACATTGTGCTAAATTTGTAACAGCAAAACATCCACTTGAAGTAAATGTATGAATTCTATAGTCACCTGATTCTGTTATTGTTCCACCTGTTGCAACTACAAACGGAATTACTCCTCTAACATTAGATGTTGAATCCATAGTATTAATCCAACCTTGTGTTGAATCTACATATACCAAAGTTACTGATTGACCTTTTGTACTTAAAGTTGCATTTTGATTTAATGAACCAATTTTCTCTGAACCATTGGGTACAATTGTTAAATTATTTGTTGCAAAAGTTTCTGCATAATCAGCTACTGAAACAATAGCTCCAACAACACCTGCTGGTAAATTCATATTGAAAGCACCACCTGTTGTATTTGCAAAATAACCTTCTCCATTTGCTGCTGTAAATGTAGCTGTTTTAATACTTCCTGTCTGCCAATCTACAGTCCCTGTTCTACCAAAACCTGTTTGTGTTGCACCTGATGCAAGATTAACAGCACCACCACATCTACCTAATGTTACTGTTGCACCATCAACTACAATCGTTTGGCCAGAACCTGATCCAACTGTCGTTGTTGTTCCACATTTTTTGATGATGTTTGAATCATCTGAAACTTTATTTATATTATCTACTTTAATTTTACTTGTCATATTATATTAAATTCCATTGTTGATTTTCTTCATTCCATACATAATTTTGACCATCGTCAGGTTTTACTACTGGCGATTCCCAATTACAAGTTGTTTCATTTAAAGTCCAACTATTAAATGGTTTTGGTTCTATGAAAGCATCTCTTGCTTGATCATAAATATAGTCAATACCAGCAAAGTTTTTTCTAATATTATTATTATAAGAAGTTTGAAACCATTGAGCATTTTGATCATTATATAAATTTCTTAAAAAATCTACACCAGCTTGTTCAGTTGTAGCAATATTATTAGATACCACTTCAACTTTTTCAACTATGTTTCCAATTCCTATTTTTGCAAAATGTGCCATTATGCTATGTAACTCCCTGATGCGTTAAATTTTATTATAGTATCTGACCCATCTGTTGTTACTGTTGGTGAGCCTGTTGTAGTTCCTGAATACTTTGCTGTCGCTACTCTTAAAATAACAACTCCACTTCCTCCATCACCTCCCGCAGTACGACCAGCTCCACCACCACCACCAAGATTTGCAGTTCCATCTCCTCCTGTTCCACCATCACCAGCACCCCCTCCACCAGAGCCTCCACTACCACCAGTTCCATTTTCACAAATTCCACCGCCACCTCCAGCGTATGTAACAGAAGCACCAGTTATAGAATTTGCAAGTCCATTACCTCCTGCACCACCAGTAGATGAACTTGAATTTCCTCCAGCAGCACCAGCACCTCCGCCTCCACCACCAGCGGCAGTTGAACCAGGAGTACCATTTCCTCCAGCATTACCTTGACCAACAGTACCAGCTGCACCAGATTCAGTATCTCCACCACCACCACCAGAGCCACCAGTAGTAGGAGTTTGACCTCCTCCTCCTCCGCCACCGATAGAAGTTATTGATGTAATGTCAGAACCAGATAAAACACTATTTGCACCTTGTGCACCAGTACCAGAAGTACCAGCAGCACCACCAGCTCCTACTGTTACTGTGTAAGTAACACCTCCAGTAAAAGAAATAGCAGTTCCACCATAATTAGTTAATAAACCACCAGCACCTCCACCACCAGATCTATTATCTCCTGGTTTTCCAGCACCTCCACCTCCAGCAACAACTAAATATTCTGCATCATAAATTTGTGGTGTTTCATCAGTTACATCATCATCAGAATTAGGAATCCAACCTTGAGTTGCTCCTGAATAAACTATATCTACTGATTGACCTTTAGTATTGTATACTGGGTTAGGGGATGAGTTTCCTTGAAAATTTAAACTGTTTTGGTTTATTGTGACTGCGTTAGTTGACCAATTTCTAGCGTAATCAGTAAAAATTAATCTATCTCCAACAGAAGCTGCACCGGGTAATGTTATTGTACAAGCATTAGAAGTAGTATCAATCCAATAACCTCTACCTGCAACAGCTGCTAAAGTAGATGCTGTAACAATAGAAGATTGCCAAGCAATACTAGCAAAACCAGTTGCTGTTCCTGCATTAGCTAAAGTTACACCTGAAGGAATATTAATTGTATCTCCAGATGTACCTAATGTTAAGGTTGTTCCTGATTGTGGATCTACCTGATCTACTTCTACTTTACTCATTAAACTATTACCAATGTTCCTGTTACTGTTATTGTTCCAGGTATAGTGATAGGACCTGCAAGAACTCCGTTCTCAACAGTTTGCGTACCATCAATCGTACCTGCTTGATTTTTTATAAATTCATCCGGTGATGTCTGTCCTCCAATATATTGGATTCCATTTACTATTGCAGTCATAATACTCCTTACGAACTAATTGTATCGATGTACGAAAGAACCACGTCTAAACTACTTGCTGTATCAGAGACTGCTTCTAACGTATCACCATTAGCTAAAACAATTTTTGCTCCGCCTTGAATTAATTCAATAGCAGAGTTTGGTGGAATACTAACGCCTTTTGCTAAAAAGTAATCAGCTCCGCCTTTAGCAATCTTAACATCAATTGCAATTGTTGATGTTAAAATATTACAACATCTAATACCTATTACTGCATCATAATCCCCAGCTGCTAATAAAGTAGTATCACCTGTTCCAATTGTTCTAACTAATACGTTTCTAAAATCTTGTGCCATATTTTTTTCCTATTTATAATGCTACCGCCATTGCTAATGCAAAGCCAGCAGATGCTGCTCCTACTGGATTACCTGTTGCGTCTAGGTAAACCGATTTGCTTGCTGGTAATGTACAAAATACATCTTTAGTGCCAGAGTTAAAATTAACTGCTGCATCTGAATTAGAACTGGAGATAACTGTAGTTCTAGTTAGATTTGCACTTGATCCGTCTAATGTACCTAGACCAACTTCAAATTCTGTTGTTCCTTGATTAAAAATACAATAGTAAGTCGTATTGTTATTTCCAATACCTTGCGCAAAAGTTTCAAAACCAGTTACTGCTGCTCCAAGTGCCATTGCACCTGTACCAGTAGTTGTACTTGTTACTTTTACTCTATCATTTATTACTAACGCCATTTAATCTCCTTATGATGTTATACTTATAATCGCATTGCCTGGTGTAGTAGGATCAGGGAACGAAATAGTGAAGTCACCATTTGTTGCTGTCTTGTTACCACCAAAATCCAATACCACAACTAATTTGCTAGAAGCACTTGTATTATAAATAGCTGCGAATGCTGCAGTAAAAGTAGCGGTAGAAAAAGTTGTATCAGTAAAATCAATTGCAGTTGTTGCAGTTGTTGCAGTTACTGTTTGACCTGTTAACGTATTTCCACCAGAAGGATAGTTAGAACCACCTCCTGAACTTACTTCATTTGTTGCAGAAAAAACTGTGCTTGATGTTGTATATGGATTAGCTGTATATAACGCTATCTTAAAAGTATTTCCACCAGATGCAAAGTTATGCGTTCCTGATGCGAGTTCACCTTTAAATGCGAATGGTACAATATTTGCCATGTGTTATCTCCTTATTTATTACTTGATGGTGATTTAGATATTAGTTGAGCGCGAATTTCACCATCTTGATATTCGTCTCGGCGTCTTTGACCAATTTGTTCGATCGCATACGATTCTAAAGACTTTTGATATTGTCCTGTATAGTATTGTAACATATCTGCAGGACCTTTCAAGTATCCATATGTGTTTACCAAACATCCATATAAAAGTAAATCTGAATATTTGTTTGACAAATATGTGCCTGTTGTGTCTGTTGTAATACTTGTAGGCTCTTTATCATAAGATAAAGTGATAGAATAAGTCTTATCTGGCGTAGGAGCTACTACCCAAAAATTCTCATCCCAATTAGCATAATATTTTGGTATATCAACTGAACTACTTCCTGGAGTAGCATAATATTCAGCTATAAAACTTGTATCTCTTTGTTCTAAATAAAATTGATCGCCTTCTGAATTTGTTAATTGAACATATCTAATAGCTCTTAAATCAGATGGAATAGTTACATATCTATTTCCAATAATTAAGTTAGATGTTGCGTAGTGTCTGTCTTGATCAGAATCTACTTCTCTATAAATTTTATTTTCTGCATTTTTAATTAAAGTATTTAAGACAG